CATGAAAGCCGAGGGCGAGAAACGAATCGCCGCCTTGGTTGAAGAGCAAAAAACTAAATGGGCTGATCAGACGCGTTCAGATCAAGAAATTGGAGGCCAAAATTTGGATCGATCATTAGGAGACGCGCGAGCGGTTCTTGATCGGTTTGGAACGCCGGCTTTCAAAAGAGAAATAAGCGAGTCTGGGTACGGCAACAATGTGGAATTAATTCGCATTTTGTCGCGCATCGGAAAGGCAATGCGGGAGGACGGAATGGTCCAAGCGCAACAACCGGCCCGGGACTCTCGCAAAATCGCTGACTTGATGTACCCAAGCATGTCGGCTCAGCAGTAAAATCAAATGGCTATTTTATCGTCTAATGTTGCAACGCTATCGGACATTGCTAAGCGCATTGATCCGGATGGCAAAATCCAAGCAATCGTCGAATTGCTCAAGCAGAACAACGCTATCCTCGACGGGATGCTCTGGCGTGAAGGAAACCTGCCAACCGGGCATCGTACCACCGTGCGTACCGGGTTGCCTACGGTGACCGCTCGCCGGCTCAACGAAGGGGTGCTGCCCTCCAAGTCAACCACTGCTCAGATCGATGAACAGTGCGCGATGTTGGAAGCGATCTCCGAAGTTGACGTTGATTTGGTTCGCCTCAACGGCAATGACTCCGGGTTCCGCTTGTCGGAAGCTGGCGCTTTCGTTGAAGCAATGAACCAGAGCATGGCGCAGTACCTGTTTTATGGTAACTCGTCCGTCACGCCTGAAATCTTCACCGGGCTGGCGCCTCGATACAACTCCCTTTCCGGGGCAATCAGTCAGAACGTTCTGACTGCCGGCGGATCCGGGAGCGACAATACCTCCGTCTGGTTGGTTGTCTGGGGCGAAAACACGGTTCACGGCATCTACCCGAAGGGGTCGAAAGCCGGCCTCACGCACGAAGATCTCGGTGAGCAGCTCATTCAGACCGGCACGGGCATCGGCACGGGTCGCATGAAGGCGTTCGTGGATCGCTGGCAGTGGAAATGCGGTCTCGCAGTTCGCGACTGGCGTTACGCGGTTCGCATTGCCAACATCGATGTCAGCAATCTCGTCTCCGAGACGAGCGCAGCAGACCTCACCAAGCTGATGATCAAAGCAATTCACCGCATTCCTGCGCTGGGTTCTGGTCGCGCGGTGTTCTACTGCAACCGCACGGTTCGCGAAATGCTCGACATTCAAGCGCTCAGCAAGGCCAGCAATCAACTGAGCATCGACAACTTCGACGGCAAGCCTGTTACGAAGTTCCGCGGCATTCCAATTGAGACTGTCGATCAGATCCTCGAAACCGAATCCGTTGTCGCCTAAGCAAAAACCAAAGAAAGGAGTTACACACTATGGCTATCATTGATCGTCAAAATTTGTTCTCGGATGGGCAGGTCCTATCCGCGGCAGGAACCGCAGCAAGCACCGACACTATTGACCTCCAACCGCTTTACAGCGGCATTGGTGGCAGCAATACGGCTCGCGACCTTGGTGTTGGAGAAGACATCTACCTGCAAGTTAACGTCAGTGGCGTTAGCGGCACCAGTCCCACGCTGACGGTTGCCTTGCAGACCGATGACAACAGCAGCTTCACCAGTGCCACAACGCTCTACACCTCGAGTGCAGTTGCGTTGCCGGCTTCCGGTGGACAGGTGCTTATCGTTTGTCTGCCTTATGGCGATTACGAGAAGTTCCTGCGCCTTAACTACACCTTGGGTGGCACAAGCCCAACGGCAACGATTAAGGCAGCGCTCGTTCGCGGCGTTACCGCTCAGAAAATCTACACTGACGCGTACGTCATCTCCTAATGAGCGAGAGCATTCGAGTGCGCGCAATCCGAAATGGGTTTATTGGCGCGCAGCTTAAAGTTGCAGGGTCTGAGTTCACGTTGCTGAAGCCAAAATTGTTTTCAAAAACGTGGATGCAGGTAATCGAGCCCGGGCCTGCTGCCGAACAGCAAAATGAGTCTTCGGATGCTGAATCTTCCGAGGAATCTACTGCGCGGCGGCGCCGGCGCACTCAGTAGTTCTTTGCTTAGCATGTAAAAGCGGTCCCTTCACGCGTAGTGGCGCAGGGGCCGCTTTCATTTTATGAACACGCCAGTCACCATCTGTAATACAGCGCTTTCGCGCATAGGGATCAGCAGTTTCATTTCTTCACTTGAAGAGTCGTCAATTGAAGCAAGGGTCTGCGAAAACGTATACGAGCAGTCTGTTTATCACCTGCTTCGCGAGTTTCATTGGCCTTTTGCTCAGTCTTACGAGCAGCTTGCGCTTGTTGCTGATGGGACCGCAACTCCGTGGAAAACCGATTGGGCCTACAGGTATCGTTATCCATCAAACGCAATCACGGTTCGGAGAATTGTGACTCAGCTTGGGAAACAGGAATATCAAGCCGCGGCTTACAGCATTGGCCGGGACTCTGTTGGGAAACTAATTTACACGGACATCGAAGATGCTGTTGCAGAAATCACCAACAGGCACATTGATGCTTCCGAGTTTGATCCAACGTTTGCAAGCGCGCTGGCTTGGTACATTGCTGCTGAGATCTGTATGCCTTTGTCTGTTTCGGATTCTTTTCGCAAACAGGCATTGCAGGGATTTTTGTTGGACTTGGACAAGGCAAAACAGATTGCGGCAAACGAATCTCAGCCTTCAAGAGACGTTGATACCGAACTAATGAACTCAAGGTTCGGGCCAATTGCCGGCGGCATAAATGACCTGACAATTTACCCAAGCGGATTTAAGGTGGGTTAAAATGGCAACCTCATTCGTTCAACGTTCATTTGCCGGCGGAGAGATTGCCCCGGCGCTGTACGCTCGAGCAGACCAAGCAAAGTATCAGTCCGGGTTGGCGGAGTGCGAGAACTTCATCGTGATGCGTCATGGCGGCGTTTATAACCGCCCCGGGACTGAGTACATTGCGGTTTCAAATAACAACGTCTCAGCGGCAAATTCCGGGCAGCGCCTTTGGAAGTTTGTGTACAGCAACGAGCATACTTACCTGCTGCTGTTTTCGCATCTGTCAGTGACGTTTTATCGCAATGGATTTCAGTTACTGACTTCTGGCGGCGCAGTTCATTCTGTCACCACGCCATATACGGCCGCTCAGCTTGCCGGGCTTCAGTTTGTTCAATCTGGAAATGAGCTGACGATTGTTCACAGGGCGCATCCTCCCAAGGTTTTAGTTCGAGGGATCTTGAGTGGGTTCACTAACTTCACGTTAAGCGATCAGGTCACAACTCCGACAATTGCCTCCGTTACAAATGTTGTTTCCACAAATCCGGCAATTGCTGCTGATTTAACCAGCGGCAACTATGTTCGGTACTTAGTCACTGCCGCAAGAACGACAACGTACGAGGAAAGCATCGGAGGTGCGACTAGCTACGCAAACGCAAAACCCACTACAGGAAGCAGTCCAAATACTGTTTCGTGGACTGCTGTTGCGAGCGCTGCGGAGTACTACATTTACAAATCGAGCGCAAAGCAAGAAGCGTTCGGGTACATAGGGGTCAGTCAGGGGACATCATTTAAAGACAACAACATCACCCCAGACTACTCTGATACGCCTCCAATTGCAGTGGATATGTTTTACGCTGGCAATTACCCGGGATGCGTTGGGTTTTTCCAGCAGAGGCAAATCTACGCGTCTACCGATGAGTCGATTGAAAAGGTTTGGATGTCTCGATCCGGGTCGATCAAAAACTTCACTCGTTCCTCTCCGTTTAAGGACGACGATGGAATCACGTTTACTATTCAAGGCCGGGAGGTTTCCGAGGTTCGCCATGTAATCGAGGTTGGCAATCTTGTGATCCTGACAAGTTCAGGCGAGTGGATTGCTGCCGGGGACGGGGATGGGGCTATTAAGCCGCAGTCAATCAACCTGCGGCAGCAAGGTTATGTTGGATCCGCGGAGATTCAGCCAATCATCATTGCCAACAACATTCTGTACGTTCAGGCCCGAAAGAATTCGGTTCGTGATTTCAGATACGATCTTCAAGTTGATGGCTACACCGGCCGAGACCTGACTGTTTTCTCGGCCCATATGTTTGATGGCTATCAAATCAACAGTTGGACCTTTCAGCAGATTCCTCATTCGGTTGCATGGGCGGTCCGAAATGATGGAACGTTGCTTGGGCTGACTTACGTTAAGGAGCATGAGATTGCGGCTTGGCACAGGCATACAACTGATGGCCTGTTTGAGGACGTTGTATGCATTCCTGAAGGCGATGTTGACGCGGTTTACATGCTGGTGCTGCGGCAAATTGGCGGAGTTTGGAAGCGGTTTTTAGAGCGGATGCACCGCCGGCCGGCCAACGAGTTCGTCAACATCAAGCTCAACTCTGTCTTTTTGGACTGCTCGTTGTTTTACAACGGGAACAACTACACCGGCGCCCCGTACGGAGCAACCAATACAAAGACGATCACGATCACATACAACAGAACAGAGTTTTACTCTCTTGCTCAAAACATTGTGATTGAGGCATCTGCCGCTTTGTTTGTTTCAAGCGATGTTGGGAATGCCTTTGAAATATTTGACTCATTTTTCCAAAAAACAATTTACTTCAAGGTCGTTCAAATAATCGATTCGACGCACGCAATTACGGTTCCTGCGTTCTCCAAGCTTTTGCAACCGCCGCCTGCCGGGGTTACGCCCGCGCCCCCGGACCGTCCTGATGAATTTATTTCAACCAGTGATTGGAATCGGGCTGTAGATTCCATCTCCGGACTGACTCACTTGGCTGGCAAAAAAGTGTCTGCGCTGTGCGATGGCAACGTTGTCGATAACTTAACTGTTGCCGGCGATGGCACCGTTCAGTTGCCTCGAGCGTCTGCTTTTGTTCGCATCGGACTTCCGTATGTTTCCCGGCTAAAAACGCTTTCCATCGACATTGTTGGGCAGGAAACGATGTCTGATAAGCAGAAGATTATCAACCAAGTGAACATGTACGTTGAAAGTTCACGGGGCATGTGGATATCCACTGACGATAAAAATTTCTTTGAATGGAAACAACGCGAGTTTGAAAACTGGGGAGATTCGGTCGAGCTAAAAACGGGGATCGCCAAAATTCATACTTCGACTGCTTGGGATAAGCAGGGACAGGTCACCGTTGAGCAGCGAGATCCGCTGCCGCTTTCGATTCTTTCAATCATCCCGCGCGTCTCAACCTCATCACAAACATGACAGCAGCAACAGGAGCAGGCATTGGATCTATTGGTGCGTCTCTTATTGGCGCAGGGTTTTCTGCTTATGCCGCAGTTCAGTCTGCAAAAATGCAGAAGCAGATGTATGAGATCAACAGTCTCATTGGGCAAAAGCAGGGAGAGTACGCGCTCGAGAAAGGTCAGATTCAAGAGCAGGTTACTCGTTTCGGGACCAAGCAACTTATCGGGAAGCAGCGAGCATCTTTTGCGGCTCAAAACATTGCTTTGGATGACGGAACTGCTCTTGAAATGCAAAAAGACGCCGCGAAGTGGGGTGAGATTGACGCACTGCGAGTTCGGAACAATGCCGCAATGGAAGCTTGGGGATATCGACTTCAGGCCGGCTCGCAGGCTATTCAAGGGTCGCTTGCGATGATGTCCGGTTACTCTCAGGCGGGATCTGCAATGATCAGCGGGATCAGTCAGTCCGCGCAGACCTATGCGTTGATGAAAGGCTCGCAGGCCGCAAAAGGCGGTTAACCTAAACAGATTCACCTCATGCCAACCGCACCAGTAGCAGGACCACAAGTGGCGCCCGGGAACATGCCCGGGCCGATGTTAAATCCAAGCGCAGCGAGCCCCCAAGCTTTCGGCTACGGGCTTGGACAGGCTATTCAACAGAGCGCTGGCGGCGCGCTTGCCAAGGTTTACCAAGAGGAGCAAGAGAAGGCTGACAACATTGCCTTAACTGATGCGATCTCGCAGGCTTACAACCGGGAAACGTACTATCGGTACAATGACGGGAAAGACGGAAAGCTGCCCGGTGTAGCGGTAATGGAAGGCGATCAGCTTTTCTCGAACGCATCAAAGGTCGCTCAAAATTTCAACAATGAGCTCAACGGGATTTCTGAAAAGTTAACTCCGAATCAACGCCTCCGTTTCACTCAGGCTACGCAATCCATTCGGCATGGGTTTGAAAGCACTACGGCGGTTCGGATTGCTCAAGAGCGTCATCGTCGATCTATTCAGGTCACAGACAACGCGCTTGAAGGGATTAACAACAACCTTCAACTTCGCGCGGCAAAAGATCCAAAATCTTTGACCCCGGAGGCGCTACAGGAGGCCGCGGT